AATTGACCTTGGCCGGTCGCCGCTTCCGGTGGTTGTGGCTGGCCAGTCTGCATAGGCTGGATATTCGCAACGGGGTTGCGTGCAGCCCATCGCTGCGCTTCTGCAATACGAGCCGCGCTTTCGCCACCGGGACGATTATAGCCAGCGAACCGCCATGCGTTGTTCATGTGCGTCATAGCTTCTTCGGGCGTCTTGGCCTGATTAAGCCGCGCAATCAAAGACGGGTCTTCCTGCATGAAGAACTTCGCTTGAGTTGCTGCTGATCCGTTGCCCTGCTCTCCATTCGCCCGCGCAAATTCCTGCAACTTAGCAAGACGGTCTGCGCGCCACGAAAGAGCGCCGCCCGCCTGACCCGCCGCGCCGCTCTCGCTTGGATCGCTCCACGAACGGTTGAGATTTCCCGCGCTCCAGCCGCTTTCACGCTGCCCGGTAGCGCCAACAGCCGCAAGGCCGTTCGGATTGGCGAGGCCGCCAGCCTTTAGCGTGTCAAGGAATGGCGTTGATACGCTGCTGTCAAAGGTGCCCGCGTTAGTGTCTCGCTGCCCGCGCGAAGGCTGGTTAGGCGCAACTTGGACCTGCGCGGTTTCGCCCGTTGGCGTTCCGCCACTCATGGCAGATGCTACCTTGCTATAAGCGCTATTGGCATCTTCAACAGAAGCCTTTTCCGATGCCGTGGCATCGCGATCCATAAGAGCCGCAGCGATATTCTGCCCGAATGATCCAAGGCCTTCGCCCAGCGTTTTTGCGCCAGTTTTGGGCATCATAGCCGCCGCAATGGCACGCATATGCGCCAATTCTTGCGGGGTTTTAGGCTGGCCTTTGCCGCCGAAAATGAAGCCTTCCATTCGTTAAGCTCCCATACCAAAGATATGCCCAAGGCCGATTTTGGAATAATTCACGCGCTTGATGCCGTCTTTTCCGTTCAGCACGGCGTCCGGGTCTTTCTTTTCGACCTCTTGTGCCATTACGCCGAAATGCCGTTTTCCGTCATCATGCTCGCCCTTGAAATCGTATTCATAGACGTTATGGCCGTTAACCTCGCCAATCGGCTCAATGTTTTCCTTGATGCGCTCATCTGACTTGCGAATAGCCGCGCCCCCGAGAGAGCCGCCAAGGCTGAACAAGCCGCCCATGAGGCCGTTATAAGCGCCCATTTCCTGCTGATAGTTAGCCTGCTGCTGAGCGTAATTCTGGTTGATGATGCCAGCCGTGTCCGTCGTGGCGATTGTCGGCATATTCGCACCCATGAACTGCGGCTGCGATACCTGAGAGCCGGACATAAGCGCGCTGATCTGGTTGATGCGCTGGTTATCCTCGGTCAGCATTTCCTGATTGGATTGCGCGCGACCGGACAGCAAAAGCTGATTATACGCATCGTTCCGGTTCTGGCCTAGCGTAGCCATCTCCCGGTCATACGCGGTCGATCCAGCCTTGATGCCCTGCTGCGCAAGCCGCGTGCGGGTAGCCTCATCCTGTTGCGCTAGTGCGGGGTCTAGCCGATTGCGGCCAAGCTCCATAAGCCGCGCTTCGCTGGCTTCGTTACCAAGCTTAAAATTGCCCGTAAGCTGGCTGCCAAGCGTGCCGGATAGGTTCGCCCCAAGCGTTGACAGGTTAAGGTTCGCGGCGTTCTGCTTGTCCGCAATAGCCTGTTGCTCTGGCGAAAGCGTAGTGGTTCGCGTGAACGTCGGAACATCATAGGTCTTTTCGGTATATGGATCGAACCACGACTTAGAGCCAGTTTGGTCAATACTAGTCGATCCATCCGGCGTCTTTTCGCTGATATTGCCAAGCCATGCGTTGGCAATAGCCGTGCCAACATTGGTAGAGGTGGAAGCGGCGCTTGTAGCCTTCGGATCGGGAGGGGCCGGGGCTTTTGGCTTGCTCATCAGCAGTTTCCTTTATTGAACTTGGAAGCTCGCCAATCGTCGTCCGTCAGAGAGAACAGTATTCCATCCTCGTGACGCCCGAAAAGGCGGGGAATGCGCAGGCTTTTGAAGCCGTATGCGTGGAAAATCCTATGCAAATGCGCTTGCCCGTCGCGTGCAGAAACGCGAGTGACAACCATTTGAACGCCGATATCCTTAAACGGATAGTCAAACATCGCCTTTAACACTGGCCTAGTCAGCCAGAGTTTGTTCACGGCAGCAGATGAAAGCTCAATTACACCGCTATCAGGCTCGTAATCGTGATAAACCACGCACCCGGCGATTGTATCTTCATCGAATACACCGAGGCACACGCCATCCGGCAAAAGCTTGCCTTTGCTATCTGGCCAAATTTGGCGCGAAGTCCATTCAATCAATTTTTGGCGTAAAGCGGTATCTTTCGATCCAGCCCAGACGACATGCATTAAACCACAACAGCGCCGGTTGAATACGTAATGTCAAAGCTGACAAGCTCGATGACTGGCGTAGGGGTAACGCCGCATGTGATCTGGATTTGCGGGGCAATGGAAAAGCCGGTTTTCCCGATAGACACCCACCGCGTATAGGCAGTTGACGGGCTTTCTGGTGAGTCCCAATAATCAACATCCCATGCGCCAACATCCCATTCGGCAGACGTGTAATCAGCGACCGAGTTAGGGGCTACCGGAAGGGAAACAGCATAATCCTTTGATGCCGAAACCTTGACGTTAAACGGATCTTCTGCGGTAAAGATTGCCCGCGCCTGAAACACGGTCTTGGTTACAGATGGCGAACGGAGATGGTCAAACTGCCCGACATACGAACAGACATACGGTTCCGCATCGTCTGACCCGCCGCGTTCCATTGCATAGACAACGCCATCATTCGTTCCGAAATAGCCCTCATCCCCGAATAGCGCCATGCAGCGCGTGTCCCAGCCGGTAAAGCGAGACCATGCACCAGTTTCCATATTCGCGACAAAGCAACGCTTGGCGGTCCCGTCATCGGGCCGGGGTAGCGACACAATCATCATTGAGGCCGTGGACCATTTCAGGATTTCCCACGGGAGTGCCGATCTGGCGCTGGCCTCGTCCTTCCACGCTGGCTCAATGTTCCGGCTCACGGCAGAGATGGACAGCGCAGCAACGTCTTTCTTAATGGCCTCGGACAGCGGGACAACGCCCGTTTCTGTCGCGACAAGCAAGTCACCACCGGCTTGCATTGATCCCTTGATGCCGAGGGGCCGCGTGATCTGGTAAACGCCAACCTTACGCCAGTTATTTGCATCCGAAGGGTTTGTGCCCTCGTAAACCGCGACTTCGCCCTCGGTGGAGATGAACACGCATTTATCGTCAAGGCCGTCGCCAGCATCGAGCGACCACGCCGCGCCAAACATAAGCGCGCCGCCTTGCTTGAATACGCCAGCAAGCGAAACCGATAGGGCCGCGCCACCGAGGCTATCGACAGGGAGATACCATGCCAGCATCGTGTTCTTTTCGACAAAGAACAGGCGCGATGCATAGGACCATACCTGAGACAATCCAGACGTGGTTACGCCAGTAATGCCTATCAGCGTTGACACACCCGAGGGAATGTTGGTCGTTGCAGAACCGGTTGCGCTGTCCGTGATGATCTCGTTGTCGATGAATGTTCCGGTGATCGACAGAAGGCGCAGCGTGCCGGTAGCGCCCGCGTCTGTGTCTGCCACGATGACACCAGTAGCGCCGGAAGTGCCGCCCGTAACCGTCAAGCCAGCCGTGAAGTTTCCCGTCTGCGTATCGTATGGAAGCGCCCGCGTTGCGCTATCAACGGCTTGCCAATCCGCACCATCGTAAAGCTGCGGGCGATCCATTCCGTTGACGGCATAGAGGTAATCCCCGCCAGCCGTGCCGAATTGGACGGATGAATAATAACCCGCCGTTTGCCCGGTTACGTCAGCCGTAGGGATAACATCAGGATCTGCAACCGTGGTGATATCGAAAATATCCGCCTCGGTCGCGGCAAAGAATTTCTCGGTCGATCCACTGAGGTAGGACCACATTGACAAGACCGGTTCAGCATCGCCAACAGTTGCGTATTTCAACGCACCACCGCGAACGCGAGCCGTGGTCGATGTCGGAAACCAGTTGTCCAGAATGCGGGCAGCACCGGGCTTTGCCGTGGCAAGGTTTTCGTTCAATACCCATCCGCGCGTAGGGGCGGGAAAGCTATGGGTGCGCATTTTGTGCTGCACGCCATTGGATACGGGAACGCGACGAAGCGCCTTCCTCATGGCGTAATAGCCTGCGGGTAAGCGTGAGTAACATCGCCGGGAAGCCGAACCTTGCCAACGCGGATCATCTTAGATCCACGATCACGCGAAACCAGCCGCTCTTTCAATTCCTCGTAATCCGCCATCCATTCGGCATAGGGCTGGCCCTTGGCTTCTTTCCAGCGCCAGATAATGCCAAGCTTAAGCAACCGCTCATCGAGGCGAAACGTGTCCGTGTCCGTGTCAAAGACAGCCTTATTCGCACCGATTGCCGGAGTGGCGATAAGGTCCGAGATGTAATAGAATTTAGCCGTCACTCCGGTTGCGAGCGCGGGCTTGATGTGCATCTGCCCGCCGTAAATCGTCCACGCGTTGATGACGAAATCGAAGGATTGCACCTCAAGCTCAAGCCAGCGGTCAAGGTCCGATACCGGGGAGAGCGGCGTCTCAAGCGAGGATGACCACACCTGAGACTTAACCAGCATCCGGTCATAGTCCGAAGGCAGATCAAACGCCGTAGTTGACCCGTCTCCGGTAATGGTGTGAACGCGCGCAAGCACATTCCAGTCATGCCCGTTAGCAATGCGTTCTGCCATTTCCTGCGCGAGCGAAGCTAGTTCGATGTTCTCGCGTTCGGTCGAGGCAAAAAGCACTTCGGGAACGTCTACCCCGATAAACTTTGAAGCCTCAACAACGGCAGAAAGCACTGTCATGATTAAGCAGCCTTCTTCTTGGCAGCAATGGCCGCGTTCAACTCATCCGCCTTCGCGACAAGCGTTGCATGGCTGCATTTGTGGTGCGGAGCTTCGCCACCCTGTTCAGTGATCCACGCGCGAATGGTATCCTCCGTCCAATCCGCAAACGGAGACATGGTAATCGGCGCAACCTCTGGGGCGGGTGAATTCCTATTGTCCCGCATGGCCGCTTCAAGTTGCTCAAGACGAGCGCGCATGGCCTCGTTTTCGGCAGCAAGGCGGGATGTCACAGCACCGGAGCCTGATTTTTCAAGCCAAGCTTCAGCCTGAACCTTGAGTTCACGAGCGCCCATGCCAAGGCGATTGAGGTTAGCTCCATCAAGGCCAGCCAAGGCTTCCGCCGTATTGATGTTGAGCGCGGTCAGTTCACGCCGCTTGCCCTCGGTGAGGAATGGCAACTCGGAAAGGGGGGTGCCGCTACCAACAAAGACCCGCCCGGCTTTGAATGCCTCATATGGGCCGTGGTGAAGCTGCGCATAGGTCAGACGCGCATTCGTCTGTGCATCGCGCACACTGGACTGGTCATGCGCGGGAGCGACCAGCACGCTATTCTTGTCGCCGGCAATCCGAAGGCGGACTTTCTCCACCTCGTCATAGATCGGGCGACCCCGTTCCGCGCTCTTGCGGATATTGTGGACGGTATCGGTGAAAAATTCAACGCTGAGATGTTCAAAGCTAAGTTCGCGGCCCATTACAATTTCCTGTCCGTCTGAGGGAATGTGTGAAAAGAAAAAGGGGGCCGAAGCCCCCTCTCTGTTGTCGTTTGCTTGCCGTTAGGCAGCGGTGCCGTCATCCATAAACGGACGGGCAATCTCGAATTCCGCAAGGCCAGCGGAAGGCGTGCCGATAGCCGAAGCACCGGTAGCATTCTTCACGCGGTCGCCGGAGACAACGGCATCATCCACACTGCCCGCTGTCGCGGTCGCATAGACGAGAGCGTTATCGACGTAGCCAGCAAGAACCTTGCCCACCGCCTTGCCGGATATCTGATACCAGCCGTAAGTGCTGGCAACAGTCGCGGACATGGCAACAGCAACCGGGCCAATGGCATTCGCAGCCAGAAGAGCGGTCGAGCTATCGTCGTTGTTGTAAGTTACCCAAGAGCCGATAGCGGTAGACGCCACGCCCTTGAGGTAGATGAATTCACCAGCGCCGTAAGTCGGGTCTTTCGCGCGAACGATAAGCCCAAGTTCGGCCTTGGCAGTCGTGGAAACCTCGTTAAAGTTCTGACCAACGAGGCTATTTTCAGCAATGGTGTAAGCCATTTTATCGCCCTCCTTACGGCGCGCTGTCGTAAAGCTTCGCAGTGTGAAGCGGGTTGTTGAGGGTCAGGTTGCCGTAGAAACCAATGTGCTGCACGAGAGCATCCTGATTGATCGGGGCCTGTTTTCCGCCAAACTTCACGAAGTTACGGTCCGGGTGATACCGGAAGCGCAGCGCGGAAGTGTCGAGGAAATACGAGGTATTCGACGGCATAGCCGAGCCGATACCGCCTTCAAGAACCACGTCAACGGACTTGCCCGCGCCGTAGTATTTGAGATTGGTAAAGCCCATCTTGCCGAGTTCGCTCTCGTCGTTGATGCGCTGGATCGCGACGGTCGCAGCCGTATAGGCAATGTAATGCTCCTGCGAGCAAACAATGACGTTCGGGCCTTTCGTGCCACGGCTGCGGGCGATCATGATGTTATCGAAGATCGTCTTAACCGTGGTCGAGCTAACGCCAGTAATACCAGCGAATGCCGAGTTGGCATCGTAGGTTGTGGTGCGCCAGATCGAGTTATCAACGCGCGAGATGCCGCCATAAGTGCCGGCAGTCGGATCAGTCGGGATAGCAAGCTGCAAGCCGCCGATCTGGTTGGAGGCAGTGCCGTCGCTGTGGAGGTCTTCCACGAAGCGATCAACAAGCTCCTGTTCAGCCGCCATCATGTGCTCTTCCATGATGTCCTTGAGCTGGTTCGAACCGCTGTTCTTGAGGATGTCTTCGCCGGAAAGCGTGACGGAAACCGCCGCGAGCTTCGCCGTGAATTCAGCGTCGTTGAACAGTTCAGCCGGGGACGGGTTGAGATACTGATATCCAGCATAGCGGGTATAAGACCCGGTTTCGTTGTAGAGAAGACGCTCACGGATCGTCGGACCCGAGAAGGTCTTCATCTGGCCTTTCTTCTTCATCAGGAAGAGGATGGCGTTCGAGTTCGACACAAGATCAGCATAACCCTGCGAGCGATCCTCAAGCGCCAGCGAGAAGGCTTCCTGAAGCCGTTCGTTGGTGTTGATAGCCATAATGGCCTCCTATGAGAATGTTTCTGGATACTCGTTACAGACCGGCACGCGCGAAGGCGTTATCCAGTGCAGCACGAGCCGAAGCGGGGGCTTGTCGATTTGCCGGGTTTGAGCCGGAAGTCGGTGCGCCCGTGAGGGATAGGTTGCCTTTACGCGGTTGAGGCGCTGCGGCAGGGGTCGGCGTAGTCACTTGCACGGGAGCCTGTGGCGCGGGGTTGAGCCGTTCCGCCAACTCGTAAGCTTCCTGCAAATCTTTGGCCCGGTTGCTCTGGATGAAGAACGCGATATCGTTCGACAATTCATCAAAGCGGGGTTTGTCTTTCGAGAATTCAGTGATCTGGTTCAAGACCGCCTGTTCATTCTGCGATTTAATCGAGGTCGTTACCGTGCCAACTTCCGCGCGGACGGCTGCAAGCTCCTGTCGAAGCTCACGGATGATACTCTCTTGCGCACTGGCGTTCTGGTCTGGAGCCTGACCCATGACATGCTCAGCAACCTGACGGAGCGACATGCCCATATTCTGGCAGACCTTATCCAGCCCGCGAATTGGATCGGCTGCGATAAGCTTTTCAATGCCGACATAGTTATTCAGCGCGGCTTCAATCGTGGTGCCGCTTTGCCGTGCCATCGTGTCGAATTCACGCAGCGGCTCGAATTTGGTCTGGTATTCCGCAAGGCCCTTTTCAAGCTCGCCAATCGCCCGCGTAATTTCAGCGCGAACAGGTTCAGGTGCCGTTCCCCATGCCGCCTTGGCATCCGGAGAGAACCGCTTGGGAGGTTCAGCAAATGCCGTTGCGGGCTTTTCCGCTTCTGGCGTAGCTTCTGCCGGAGTTTCGGCTTCTGCGGGCTTTACAGCATCGCCAGCATCATCCTTCGGAGCAAACTTGCCATCGGGTGTTCTGGCGCGATCTGGCGAAGCTTCCGCCTTTTCCATCGCCTCAAATGCGCGATCAATAGCGCCGCGCGGGCTTTCTTCTGCACGAGCAATCGGGGCTTCGGAAACGGCTTCGTTCACGCTAGCTTCCGCTGGCGCGTTAAGGACTTCATCAGTCATAGGATTACCTTCTGAGGGTGTGCGGTATTAAGCGCCTAGACCAGCGCGGGAGAAAGCCTTGTTGACCGTAGCCTTGATAGCACTGCGGTCGATCTTGGGTTTGGCGCGAGGCTTGGGGGCCGTCACGCTGGCGTCGTCGCCTATCTCAACGTAGCGCTTGCCCTCGGGGTTTCCCGAAGGCTTATACGTCGCGCGCATCGCTGATTTGGACGTGTAGATTTTGCCATCCGCCATTGATTGCGTCGGAGGCATCGTGTCGCACAAGATCATGGGGCGCGGGAGAGATGACGCCGACATATTCCGTTCGGGCATGCAGTTGTGAGGCCACGCCTCTAGATCGTGCCAGCCTTCGCAGACGCGGCAAAAACGTTGTGTCGCCATTACAAGCCCATCATGAGTAGGATAATCGCATCGTCGTCGTTACGCCGCTTCAATCGCGCGGCTTCGATACGCGCAAGGTATTCGTTAACTAGCCTATCGAGGTCAGAAAGCTTGGCCTCAATCCCCGCCGTGTTTAGGTCAATCCGCGCCGTTTGGACGATCTCACGCTTGATCGGCGCTGACACTTCAACAGGCGCAACGTTCTCGCCAAACGCATCCGCAAAGGCACGCTCTACAGCCTCACGCCGCGCGCGCTCCCAATCGTCATGAGCAGTTTCGGCCTTTGCCCGGCTATGACGCGATACGTCATAATAGCCGTCGTGGGTATCAAGCGGCGTAACTTCTGGTGTTGGCGGGATGGGCGGAACCGCACCAGCAAGCGCCAGAAGAAGCGACATTGATTATTCCCAGCTATGAATGACGGTTGCCGTTCCCCAGATCACCTGAGATGCCGTCGCGGTGCCGATGATGAACTTCGCCACGAAGGCAACGAATTCGCCTGGGTTGACGTAGATCGGGCTTTCGAACTTCACTTCGAGGTCATCGACCGTAGCGCCGATTGCCGCGCCGATAGGCCAAGCCCTAATGCCGAGCGGAATACGACGCGGGGCTTTCGTGGTTGCCGCTTCCGTTGTGGCAAGCGAAACCGCCGTATGGCCGAAGGCAAGTGACCATTGCAGCGCCGTTGCCGTAGTTGCGACCGCAGCGCCAGTGTTAATCAGCGAAAGCCGGACGCCATTGATTTTCAAGCGGCGATTGCGGGTTGAGACTGTCGTGGCAGGCACCTGAAATGAGCAGACAATACCATCGAGAACCGCAGTTGCTGCCGCATTGAACCGGAACTGACCACCAAGGCCGGTGACAAGCGCTGTAGTATTGTTCAGTGCCGCCGATGCCGTGGGGTCTGCCGAGTTGGCGTAGCTGGCAAGCGTTCCCATTGTGCCGCCGGAAAGGCCCTGATAGGCGCCAACCACGCGGTTATTGATCTCTCCCAGCGTATCGGAAATCTGCAAGCCGCCAATGCTGACAGAGTAATTCTTGACGGTCGCCTGAATGACGCCACCAGCCGCGCCGCCAACAATCGCATGACGCACAGCGAACGGAAGCGCTTCCGCCATATAAGGCTGCCCCTGCCCGACTGGCGTTTCCAGCGTTGCATAAAGAACGTTGTCGATCCAGAAATGAACCTCGCGCTCATGAGCGACAATCATAAACTGGTAGAACCGGGCATTGGTGTAGGTGAAATCGAGCGGCGCGGTTGTCGTCTCGGTGCCGTTGTGGTTGATTACGCCATAGAGGCCACCAGACGAAAGCCGGAAGAACACGCCGTCCGAAGGCGCGTAAGGGTTTGCCGCGCTGTCTAGAAACAAGCCGTAGTCAATAATGACGTTCGCTTGCGGCTGCGCTGAAAACATCGCAGTCGTTGAGACGTTAAGCGTTCCGGGGTCCATAAGCGGGAACGTCGCATAAGTCCTAATACGCGCCGCCGTGGTCGTGGTCGTGATCGAAGCGCCGTTGAGCAGAACGCCACCCGTTCCCCATACCGCCGTCATGGTGGTGTTGTGGTATTGATGCTTGCCCGTGTTTTGAGCCGCGTAGTTAAAAACTTCCTCGTCCAGAAGCGTGTCCTGCGATACTCTCAGCCGGTAATCTTTATCCGTTTCCGGTGAATACAGATACGGCTCGCCGGTAATTGTTCCGGGGTCGTTTTCTGAAAACACGCGAATAGCGCCAACATCAGCCGCGACCGTGGCATCCGGAAGGATCGCCTTTAGTTGACGTGAAGCCGTAACTTCTGCCGCTACGCCGCCATTGCCAACAAGATGTGCATCAAGTGCCATGAATTACCTCAAACAGACCAGACCCACCGAACCGCAAATGATCCAGTGAGCTTTTCGAGCGAGCGCCCATAAATTGTGAAACCAACACCATCCGTCGCCGCGCCGCATGTCAGGTGCAGAAACAATGGCGCGTATTTGTGATCGTCTGCCGTATGATCGGCAGTGGTGTCGTCCGCCATGATCCAAGCTTCAACGCTTGCGCCAGAGGTGATATCCGTTTGACCAGTGACGGCAACGCTGGCCTCGTTAGATCCCGGATGAGCCCCAAAATCTATTTCAGCCACGCCAACACCAGCGGCCATTACTGCACGCCCTCAATGCCGATTGGCGAGCCATCAGGACCGCGAACAACGCGCTTAGGTGCCTTGATAGCCGCGCCCAATTCCGCCAACGCTTGCGCAATAGCTGCCTGATTTTCGCTGACAACTGCAACCATTTTAGCCGTAGCCTCGTCGGCCTTTTCCATACGATCCATCATTGCGGAGAATTGCTGCCGATCATCCTCGAAAGAGTAGTCAGGCGGCAATCCGGCCTTGGTCAATTCGGTATTGCTCGCAGCCTTGCGGTCTTCGCCGCGCTGCTCAATCTCACGATCCTTAAATTCAGCGTCCTGCTGCATTTTGACGCCTTCTAGCTGCATGCGCTGGCGTTCAAGCTCTAGCTTCTGCTGCTCAAGTGCGATCTTGGCCTCACCTTCCGCGACCTTGATTTCCAGTTCCTTTTCCTTGATCTGGATATCAATCTGCATTTGCTGCTGCTTCATCTGCATTTCAGCTTGTTTCGCGGCTTGTTCGGCTTTTAGCTTTTCCGCCTCCGGGTCCGGCTTGGGCTGCTGCGCAACCTGCTTGATCTGATCGGTAAAGCCCTCGATAGACGCCTCAAGCGATCGGCCAGCACGGAACGGCGCAACGGCAAACTTGAGCACTTCGCCCGCAAACTCTGCAGACTGAGGCTGAGCCTGAACCATTGGTGCAAGCTGAGCGAGAGCCGTAGCCAATGCACCGAGGAATTCAGTCGTGCGCTGCTTCTGCGCATTCTCGTCCGGCAGGATCGTGCTGTCCGTCTCAATCTCAAGCGCAAACGGACGGGTCTTTTCAGACTTGATAAACTCAACCACCTGCTCGAACGTAAGCTCGCCCTGCAAGCGCTGCATTTCCTGTTGCGCCTGCTGCATCATCTGCTGCGCTTGTTCAGGATTGGCTTGAGCCTGTGCCATGATCTGGGGATTAGACATGGCCTGCTGGATTTGCTGCTGAATACCCATTAGCTGCTGCTGAACCTGCGCAGTCGTTGGCACGCCATCATAGTTGGAATACGTCATCAGCGTTTCAGGCGTGAAATTCTCCGCCATGATTTCAGCGCTAATCCGCGTCATATCGCGAGCAATGCGGATGATTTCACCCTGCCGATCCCGAATGCGAACCGAGCCATACTGGCTTTTCAACTGCTGAGCGCCAAGCGTTTCGCTCGCCTCGGTCGATCCCCGCATAATATCGGAGATGCCCGTGATCTGATACACGTCCTCGATAAGCTGCTTACGAAGCTCAATCAACTGCACGATGACCTGGGCCACCTCGTTGACCGGAAGCCAAACAATCGAGTCCTTCAACGCAGCCGCGCCAAGGCCCGAGAAGTTCGGCACCGGCACAAGGATTGCGTTGTTATCCGTCTGCTTCATCGCGGTTTCAATCGCGCCCGCAACGTCCTCGTTACCAGATGCGTAAAACCCCTTCATCTTGAGGCTTTCAGCAAGTGCGCTGATCCTAGCCGTCAATTCGTTGATTTCTTCGACCTGATCCTTGTAATACACAAAGTCAGGGACAGGCTTGAGGCTGGAGCGCTCTAGCGTGCCATATGCGGGACGCGGGCAAGGGAAGAACCCATGAAGATCAAGGAACGGCTCACGGATATCTAGAACGTCTTCGCATCCTTCGGCAAACCAGACCACCACGCGCTTGTCTTTGTGCCAGACTTCCCAGACACACGCCTTCTTTTCGCCCGTGTAATCATCGCCGTCTTTCTTGCGGTCCTGATAAACGGCCTTCGTGTATTCATCGCCCGAGATGTCTTCGAAGCGCTCGCGCATCTTCTCGTAGGTCAGGTGAGACTTGCGACCAACCCAGCCAACTTCACGCCATTTGCGCGCTGGCTCATGCAGGAAGTCCTTGCGGTCAAGATGGTCATAGCAAACGCGCTGCTCTTGGACCTCGCCGTCCATTTCCTCGTCTTCAAGCCGCAACCATGAGACGCCGCGACCACAGATCGCCAGATCGTCACGGATAGCAATCATAGACTGGTCGATATCTTCAAGGTCAAACGACGACGCCAGCGAGCGTTCAAGGATTTCCGCCGAATGCCGAAGCATAGGCTTGCGGTCTTTGAACCGGGACGAAACTACCGGGACAGGCGGGCGCGAATAGATCGAAGGCTTGAGCACTTCGAGGTTAGCCCAGAAGATCTGCATTTCACGCTGCGCACCACCGGCAGACAGCTTTTTCAGGTCAGCGTAAAGCTTGTCGATCTTGTCGCACTTGTCCTGCCATTCGGAGAAATAGCGCTCAGCATCCTTGACCATCTCAAGCCATGGCTTTGCCGCGCGCATGTCAGAGAATGCGTCCTCCTGCGGCTCAGTCGTGGCGAGATCATTCATCAAATGCGTATCCTTGTCGTGCTTGGCGGAACGGGCGCTCCGTGAAGCTGCACCGATCCAAGCGGGATAATCTTTTGCGGTCTAGGCTCAGCTTGCGGCACCTCACGCCATGCAAGCGCGAGATAACGAAAAGCGTCTGCCAGATGCGATGACCAGTCATGCACCTCACTCGCGCGAAACACCTTCTTTTCGTCATCCCATTCGCGGCGATACTGCTCTAGAGCAGCGATGCCGGTGTCCTCGCACTTTGGGTCGAATACCGTGACGGGCAACATGCGGCGAACCGCGTTAATGCCATCGAGCTTTGACGCCAGCGGGATAACCTGCGGGTTAAGCCCAAGCGTGCGCATGGTTTCAACGCGCGTTTTACCGGTTCCCCATTCCTTTACGCGAGCATCGTGCGGGACATAATCAATCCCGCGAGGCCACGGCTTTGAATGGCAAATGTCTGCGTAGTGATCAACGCCAACGCCCGAAGTCGTGTAGCAGTCGAGGATATAGACCTTGCCGCCGTAAACCTGAAACCACCAGATTGACGTGTCATCTCTTACGCCGATATCCCATGCGGTATGCACTGG